TACCCCGTACCCATGCAAGGCAGGGGCGCCGGATAGAATTCATCCTGCTATGCGCGAAACGGAGGCGGTAGCTTGACCGATAATTGCAATCGATTTTGTCAGAAATCTTGCTTGGGTTCGCGTTAATTCTTCTCCCATGTGCTTTTCGAATAGATTATCAGTGAAAGTTCTCTCTTGTTCGATGATTTCGGTTGCTACGAACAGCATTTTTTCTTTTAGGCTTCCAGTTGGAAGTGTCGGGATCACATAAAGTCTAACCCCTCTATCTCTACAGATTAATTTCTTAATTTTGTCATATCTTAATCTCTTTTTAAAACTTTCTATAGTCGAATGGAAATGCTTAATGAATGAATAATGTTGTTCGCCGTTATATTCAAAAGCGATTTTAGCTTTTTCATTAAATCCATCAAGTTGAAGCTCCGCCAACCAGTCAGGTCTTTCAACAGGAAAGTCCATATTGAAGATCATTTCCATGACTCTTCTTACTATTTCTTCGGACTTGTTTACTGATCTTTCCATTGTTAAGTAGTTATAATTTTTCATACCCCTATTTTATCAATTGCCACGATGGGTATAAAGAATATGCGGATTTGGTGTATAAAGTTTGGACAGGTATAATGTGAAATAAGGGAGTTATATGGGTGAATCGGGAGCAGGGTCTAAGCAGTTGAAACAACTAAGGATCAATTCAGCAAAGCGGATTGAGCCTCCGCCGACTATTACCCCCGCTGCCAGAGCAGTTTGGGGAGAGATAGTAGATTCACTTCCTGCCAATTATTTTGTGGATTCGGATATCTCCTTACTCCACACTTATTGTGAGGCATACATAAATGTGATGACCGCCCAGGAAATGCTAAAGACGGTGCCCTGGGTTTTTATGGATAATAAAGGGATGGAACAGAAAACCAAATGGTTTGATATTTTAAAAAACCAGCAAAGTGTAATTGGGATTTTGTGTACCAAACTTAGGCTGGCCCCCTCTTCCAGAATTGATGAGACAAATAAAAATCCTATAATAAAACCTACAAGTAAACGTGGGGATCTTCTTGGCTAAAAAGAAATTAAAATTATCTCTCCCCGATAAAATGATTAAGTTTATAGAAACACTTCGGCAACCTACTGGGGATAATGTAGGCGCTCCCATGCGGTTAATGGATTTCCAAAAGGAGATGATCCGGGAAGTTTATGGACCGCTAAACTCCGACGGATTCCGAATTGTAAACGAAGCGATTTTAACCATCGGAAGAAAGAATGCTAAAAGTACAATCTGCTCTGCCATCGTTTTATGCCATTTCTTTTTACCGGAACTCTCAATCACCAATCAGGAAATTTTACTTTTGGCATGGACTAGGGAACAAGCGGGCGCCTTATTTAAATCCATCGCGGAATTTATAAAACTTGATGAAGAGTTAATACACGACTTCTCAATTTCTGATTCCAGGAAAATAATAAAACATATTGGATCTGGTGGGGAATGTAGAATTGAATCCGCTGAAGCTGCCAGTTTACATGGAAGAAATCCCTCCTTAGTTTTAATCGATGAGATTGGGAACTTTTCCGCAGAGAAGGCCAGAGAAATTTATTCCGTTGTCACCACCGGATTCGGAGCTAGGAAAGAATCTTTAGTCTGGTTGCTTTCAACCCAATCCGCCTCAGACAATCACATTTTTTCAGAGAAGGTTGACTATGTAAAAATGGTCAATCGAGGGGAGATAACCGATCCCCGAATTAAAGGATTTGTTTATGAGGTTCCTGATGAGCTAGATGCTTGGGATGAAAAGAATTGGATACTCGCTAATCCTGGACTTGATGTAATTAGGTCCAGGGATGAAATGCGAAAAAAAGCAGACGAGGCAAAGAGGCTTCCTGCTCAGGAGGCCTTCTTCCGTCAACTTTTTCTAAATCAGAGAGTCGATAGCTTCACCCCTTTCATTACTAAGTCCTTATGGCAAAAAAATAATCACCGGGTAGATATAGAAAAATTAATCGGGAGGACTTGCTACGGAGGGCTTGACCTTTCGGCGAAGACGGATTTGACTTGTTTAATCTTAGTCTTCCCTGATGAACAGGATCCTGTAAAATTTGATGTGATTTCTTATTTTTGGAAACCCCATGATACTTTGAGGGATCATAGTCTTTCTCAAAGAGTCCCTTTGGAAAGTTGGCATAAGCAAGGGTGGATTTTAACTACACCTGGAAATTCCATTTCTTTCGATTTTGTTGCCAGATAAATTTATAATATATCCCAAAAATATGATTTAAAAGGAATAGGCTTCGATAGGTGGATGGTGAATAACGTAAAGATGGCATTGGATGCGATTGGGTGCGCCATCCCCTTAACAGAAATTGGCCAAGGTTTTCGTGACATGGGCCAAGTAGTAAATTGCATGGAAGAATTAATTTTAGATGGTCGCCTCCGAGCAGGATGTAATCCGGTACTCACTTGGTGTATTTCAAATACCGTGGTGGTTCAAGACCCGGCAGGTTCTAGGAAATTCGATCGCGGAAAAAGTTTTGGACGTATTGATGGCACTGTTTCACTCGGAATGGCGCTCCGTTTGTGGGAATTGCAACGGCATAATGCTACTTCCTGCTATGACGACCCCAGTTTTATCGCCTATATGACCGGTTCTGCCTAACTTTTAGACACTTTTTACATACTTTATTGCACCTTTTTTAGGGGTGTTTTATACTGCTTTTCAACAAGGAGTATTTATGACTAAGAAGAAAAAGACAGGTAAGGGAGTTATTTATTTTGACCATCCGGTTAAAACTAGATTTTTTGTAACCGAGGAAGAAAGAGCAAAATGGGCGAAGGACAAACCTTCTACTTATGAAGGCAGGACCGAGTTTATGTTTAGCAATTTTATTCAGGATCATTGTTTTGTTGAAGTCGTCCGTAAATTATCAAAAACCCAGATTGAAGATGAGCTAGGAGTTCAGGCTTCTTGGGGTGAATACTGGTCATTGGGGAGCTAATGAAATATTTATACATCATCCCCAATGTCATTTCCTTAATTACCTTTTGTTTTTTATACGCGAGCAAAATCCCCTCCCATTGGTATGAGTGGACGCTGGTGGTTTTGATTGTGGGGAATGTTTTGGGGCTGCGGGTGAGGATCAGGAAAAAGATTAATCCGAAGGATTTTAGGGGGAGTTATTTATGACGGAGTTTAGGGGGATAATTTATAAGGCGAGGAATATAGTCAACGGGAAATTGTATATTGGATATTCCACGCAAAAATTGGAAGAGAGAAGAAATGCGCATATAAAAGATAGTAAGCATAACAGTCCCGATCATGTCTTTCACCTTGCTTTGAAAAAGCATAGTTATCACAATTTCCATTGGGAGATTATAGATACCTCTGCCAAAAATTTGGATGAACTAGGCCAACTAGAAATCCGATATATATCTGAATATGACTCCATGGTACCTAACGGATATAATATGACGCCAGGAGGAAAGGGTCCTACTAAAAAAGGGGACACTAAAGAAAATAACCCGATTGTGGCCAGATCCGCTGCCGCCAAACGGGGCAGGACTAAAGAAACCCATGCTTACATAGTTCAAAGGGTGGATACAATGAAAGGAAGGAACAAAACAAATGATCCAAGTATGGCAAGGCAGGCAGAAAAGCTAACCGGAAGAACAAAAGAGACTCATGATTATCTGGCCCGAGTTTCAGAATCCTTGACCGGCAGAAATCAAAAAACTCACCCTTATTTAGCTAAAGTAGCGGATAAAATGCGGGGCAGAACAAAGGAAAATGATCCAGGCATTGCGAAGATGGCAGAAAAATTAAAAGGGAGAACTAAAGAAAATCACCCAGGTATTGCCGAAATGGCAAAAAAATTAACTGGAAGGACCAAAGAAACTCACCCCGGAGTAGCAAAGAGTGCAGAAACCCAAACAGGAAGAACAAAAGAAAATCACCTTGGCGTGGCAAGGATGGCGGAAAAAATGAAAGGAAGAACCAAGGATAATAATCCCGGTACGGCAAGGATGGCAGAAAAATTAACCGGGAGAACAAAAGAAACTCATGCTTATATTGCTATCGCCTCTGAAAAGAAAAAAGGAAGATTTTTAGGACAAGATAATCCGAACTCTAAAACCAATCGGGAAAAGCGCCGATTAGCTAAATTAGCGCAGGAAAAATCGCCTCTTTAATTAACCCCAAATATAATTTACAATCCCTTTATGGGTATTTTAGAACGTATAAAGCAGGTATTTAATCCTCAGGACACGACCAACATAAATTTTTCAGGGCTTCCCATCTATTCTCTCAGTGGGGAGCACGTTACATCGGATTCAGCCATGAGGCAGAGCGCGGTGTATGCTTGTGTCAAAGCAATATCCGAGGTGACCGCTTCTCTTCCAATGAAGATATACAAAACCGATTGGGTGTCTGATAGGGAGTTCCAACCGGAGCATCCCCTTTATTATCTTTTGAACTTTAGACCAAACAGTATCCAGAGCGGCTACGAATTCAAGCAGCAAATAGTTGCCTCTTTAGTTCTTCATTCCGTTGCTTATGCCTTCGTTCAAAGGGACGTCTATGACCGACCAATTTCTTTAACTCCGATAGACCCAAATTTGGTGTCATGTATTTGGAATGAAGCGCATACTGATTTAATATATTACATTGGTGAGGTAGGATTAAAATTAACCGGCCAGACATATACCAGAAAAGAAATTTTACATATCCGAGGATTTTCTAAAGGTGTAATCAATCCGATGTCTCCCATAAATTATGGGAGCAAAGCAATTGGTTTAGATACCGTACTTACCAAACATCAAGAGAGTTCGTTTGGTCCAAATAGCACTCGACCTGGTGGGGTCATTCAAGTTCCTACGCCGGTAAATTCTGAAACGGCCAAGAGGATCATGGAACTTTTTAAGACGACATATTCCGGAGCAGTTAATACACAAAAAGTTATGTTCCTTGATTCCGGCGCAGAATTTAAACCTATCACAATGAATGATAATGTCTCGCTACAGTTGATTGAAAATAAAAATGCATCACTCGGAGATATTTGCAGATATTTTATGGTTCCGCCAGCGATCGTCGGTTTCACTCGTGAGAGTAGTTACCAAACCGTTTCCGAACTTACACTTCATTGGCTGAATTTCTGTTTGAAACCATTGTTTGCTTGTTTTGCTCAGGCGTGCGCGCGAGATCTATTAAAAGAAAAAGATTCAATGAATTTCGAGGTATCGTTCGATTTCACTACGGTACTAACCGGAAATCTCGACTCAACTTCGCAATCGCTTGCTAGGCTGGTACAGGGCGGGGTCTTCACCCCGAACGAGGCCCGTTCTTATTTAGGAAAAGATGCGGTAGATTCAGAGGCTTGTGACCAATTGTTTATCCAACAAAATATGACGAGTGTAGATCAGCTTCAAGTCCAAACGGAAAATAATACCCAACAACAACAAGAGGCTGCACAATTAAATAGAGTTTTGGCCGAAGAACAGATTAAATTATTTAAGGAGATATAAATGTTTAACCGACAATTTCCCCAATTAAGAGCGCAGAATAAAGAATGGTTTAAAATTTCCGCCAAAGAAACCAAAGAGGGTGAATTGGTTGGCGAAATCGAAATATTAGATGCAATTGATGAAGTCTGGGGTTTAAATCCTTCGGAACTTATTGCTAAGATTAGAGCAATGAAAGTAGATAGAATCCACGTAGCTATAAATTCTCCCGGAGGATCCGTATTTGGAGGAATGGGGATTTATTCAGCTCTAAAATCCCACTCTGCAAAAGTTGTAACTGAGAATATTGGTCTAGCTGCCTCCATCGCGTCGGTAATATTATTATCTGGCGATGAGGTTTTTCAAAGAGAGAACTCAATGACGATGGCCCATAAAGCATGGAGTCTTACGGCCGGAAATTCTAGGGAATTAAGATCTACCGCTGAAATCCTAGATAAAATAGACACTCAATTAATTTCTATATATGCCAATAAAACAAAATTGGATCCTTCTATTATTGAAGGTTATTTAGATGCTGAGACATGGTGGAATTCCAGTGAAGCACAAGAAATTGGTCTGGCCCATACCTTGGAGTATGATACGGTTAAGGCAAAAGCCGCCTTCGATTTATCCATCTATAAAAATACTCCCGATATATTAAAAAAAGTTACCAATGAAGATTTATTGGCAAAAGCAAAAGCAGAGGAAGATGCCAAAAGAGCGGCATTGCAAAGGGATTTTTTAAAAAGAAGGATAGAGTTAGCAGAATTTATATAAAATACGCAGCGGAAGCTCGTCTAACATTTTTGATAATATAAAAAGGATTTTATATGGAACCAGAAAAATTAGTTGAAGAAAAAGTGAAGCTGATTAATGAGGCGAGATCAGTTCATGAAAAAGATAATTTCGCCGACGTTGATAAAGAACAGTTCGATAAGATTATGAATAGGGTTGATGAAATAAATGCAACCCTTCGAAGGGAAAACGCCATAACCCAAATTGAAGATGAGAAGAAAGGAGAAAAATCTAAATTCTTTGAAGCGGAGATTCCAGCTACTACAATTCAAAAGCGACAAACTGATGTTTATATGAAGGCATTTGTCGCCTATATAAAGCAAGGATATCAGGAATTAACTCCAGAATTTAAAAACATTTTGACGGTGGGCGTACCGTCGGCCGGGGGAATTTTAGTGCCCGTGCTTTTAGAAGGAATGATTCAGTCTGGATTATTTCAACAGGATGTGATTCGACAACTTGCAAAAGTTATACAAACTGAAAGTACTTTGGATATCCCCATCAGCACGAACTTCGGTACCGCGGTTTTTACACCAGAGGCGGCCGCAGCGGGCGGAACAGATCCAAGTTTCGTATTAAAAAGATTGTCAGCTTTCAAAATGACAAAACTTACACAGGTTTCGATGGAGCTCCTCCAAGACAACGCCGTCAACTTGATGGAATTTTTATCTGAATCATTTGCGAGAGCGATGGGAACCCTTGAGGGAAATGCATTCCTAAATGGAACCGGAATTGGTCCGGCATCTCCAATCCTTGGAATTTTATCTGACCCAGCTTTACTTACAACTCCTGCCGCGGGAGCAGCGACCATTACCGACGTTGATCTTTTAAACCTGAAACATTTTGTTGCGCCTCCTTACCGACAAAATTCATCTTGGTTAATGCATGATACGACCTACAAGATAATTGCAGGGATGAAAGATTTAAATGGTCAGTACCTTATGAGGCCTTCAATGAGTGCAGACGCCTCAGATATGTTATTTGGTAATCCAATTTACATTTCTCCTTATATGCCAGTTCCAGCTACAACTAAAGTTTCCGTTCTATACGGAGATTTTAGATACGCTGTTTGGATTGGGGATAGGATGAATACAAGTCTTCAAATCTTAAATGAAAGATATGCAGAGCTTGGACTTACCGGATTCTTGCTAACTAGAAGGACTGACATTTGTTTAGTCTATCCGCTAGCATTAGCAGGATTAAAGCATCCATAATAGTTAAACATCGGGGGGTGCTTGCGCCCCCCTTTTTTCCGCACTTATGTCGGAGGTATTTTGAAGATAAAGTTAAAAGCGAGTTTTGGCGGAGCATTTACAGGAACCTATGGCGACATAGTGGAGATGGATGATAAGTCCGCCCAAACCTTAATTGAAAAATCTTTAGCAGAACCCGTAATCGAAGAACCCCCCAAATTAATCCCTAAAATTATTAAAGGTAAAAAAAGTGGAAAATAATTTATTAGATATAATAAAAACCGTTAGGGATCTTAAGGAAGCGAAACTTAATGCGGTTCAGATAAAGGATTTAATAACTTATTCCATAGACCAAAAAAAAAATGAGCTTATCGGACCTATTGGACCCGCGGGCGAAAAGGGTGATAAGGGAGAATCTATCCTGGGGCCTCGAGGACTTCCAGGGCCTAAGGGAAACACAGGTACGGGCATTGAAAAAATAGATATCACCGAATCCGACCATCAAGTAGCTTTATCCATTCATACAACCGATGGAAAGATAAAAAACTTTCCAAATATTAGAGGACCGCGCGGGCAACGTGGAAAGATTGGGGATAGAGGTCCGCAAGGATTAGTCGGACCTAATGGGCCGCCTGGTGATCCCGGAAGAGACGGCGAATCCTTTAAATTTGTCGGCGGATTCAGACCTGGCACCTCTTATAATAAAGGCGATATTGTTACATCCCGAAATGGGTCACTTTATCTTAGCTTAAGAGATAATAATACAGCTTTACTCGATGATAAAAATGCATGGGAACTATTACTTCCATATCCAATCAATTACAGATCAGGAACC